CCAATAACTCTGGTCAACGCTTGTTGCTGCGTATTGCCGATGTTTGGCAATTGGATAGATGCCCAATGCTTTAGGCATTAACCGTTCAACTGTTTTAGCCCATGATGTTATGACAGGCGTGTTAGGATCGGTTGCGAGGATGCCAATGGCTTTCCGATGAAGGACCAATGCGTTAGGGACAATTGTAGGTGTTGCCGTAAGGTGTAATTTACGGAATTGTCTGAGCACATCACAGATGCTTTCGCTTGTGGTCCATGGATCCAAATAAATACGGCCTAAGAATGGCACTGGATTCCCTTTATCTATTGCTTCGGCTTTGAATGACATGCCGAACTTCGCAACTGTGCGCATGAGTGTGTTTGGCGGCAGGTCAAAGGTGACACCATCATCACCACCATAAATACCTAAATTATCATAGGCTTCTTCTGGTGGGTAATGATGTCGCAAGGCACAATAGTTAAGGAAAGCATTAATGATAGACCCAAGAACGCTAGTTATGACAGACCCTGATAGGATGGTGTTACCGGTGTCATAAGTCACGCCGTTAGCTGTAGTGGCGGAAATGTGGCGTTCTTTATTTTCCAGACGACGTATTGCCTCGTGATATTCTTGAGGATACGCACGCAAAAGACACGTGAGAAAAAGATCACGTAATACCGCTCTGACTGATCCATCTAGTTTGTCAGCGTCGGTTGGGACAGCGTACTTGGATTGCTGTGCTTTCGCGTTAATAAGATAGCTGATTTGTCGTGGCGTTCTACCGAATGCATACCAATGGCTAGTCTTAAGGATAGCGTCCATGAAAGGATACATAAATTGTCCTAGACTAAAGTTGTGATCCATTGGTAATGTTGAAATGTTTCGGGGGTGCACGATCTTAGGATAAGCTTCAGCTTTCTGGAAAGATTTTACTTTGGGGTCGACCATGAGCATAGTGTTCTTAACTTGCTCAATGAGTGCTTTCTGGGATGGTCGGTTAATTTGGCTGCCATTTCGTCGTGGTTCAGCGGTGCTAAGGTTCCGATAGAGGACAATGGAACTAGGAACTTACTAAATTCATCGAAGAATGTATAGTAAATTGGTGGAAGTTTAGGTTCTTTGTTCCTTGGTTCATCAATGCGTCCAGCAAGGCATGCCTTGTCATTATTGTAAGATTTGGCTGGCGAGAACGTGTTACCGCAGTAACCCGGCCAAATGGCACGCATTGAAGTTTTGCCATCCTCTGTCACTAAGGGCCCCACAGCCTGGTATGTATGTTGATCTACACAGGGTGTGACGATGGTTGGGGCCTTGCCAAACATCTGCGGCGCACGCTTATAGGCGTCGTAGAAGAGAGCAGCTGAATCTAAGGGCGAAGGAACTTTAGCGTGATTAAAAACGCGCTCGACTTGGCCTAGATTGGGCTCTTTGCATTCTGCAGTTCGAATGAATGCTGTGGAGAAAGTGTTGCTAGTAATAGTGCAAGACTGGAATTCCCCAAATTTGGCAATGCTAAAATAGCACTTAGTTGAGTCGCCTTCACTCATGGTGTAGCGGGTGAAAGCGATTTCGGCATGGTTGAATTTGCGACGGGTTAAACGTTTTCCCGGGAGAAACCGCGCAAATGGCCCGTATACTTTCCTGATCGGATTCAAAAATATGATTCGACGGTCAGTTGAGACTTGTATCTGCTCAACAAGGTAGAAGATTGAGTAGAATAAATGATCGACAACTAGATGGTCTGTGTCGTAGTCCCAACATGGATGTTGGTATCTGGCTCCTCCGTTTATAATTGTCTCAACAGTGTCGTCTTGATGAGTACAATAAACACCTTCCGTGGTTGGCCCAGCTGGGGCCAACGGTACAAATGTGTACATAAGGACGGGGTGTCCGCGTAATTCGCGTTTTAGGTCGACATAGTAATCGACATCAGTCATGGTGATTATGTGGCCGTCACCAGGTCTCTGATAGGAGGGTGCCATTTGCAAGTCTTTCACAGTGTGGTAGTAACGAGATCCAGCAGCAGCATGTGTTCGCTGGGTGCGGCTCATCGAAACGGAAAAAGGTGTTAATCCTACACAGTGGGAGAAATGGTCCATGAAAGTATTGGCTTTGCATCGTAAACTTGCAGCTGCCGGGTGGCTATGATTACGTGGTGTATTGTGAGTCATAGTCGCCAAGCAGTTTTCGTCCTTGAATCGTTGTCGCAGATCTGGCATAATGTCAGAAGAGCAGGTATTAATGACAAACGTCTCGAAAGGTATCACGATGCGGGTGGTAAGGAAATAGCGTATGTTACTGCGTTGATGATATGCAGTTGCTGTCCCTAACACAACCATGGCAACTTTAATGTTGCAAACCTTAGCTGTGACATTCCTAATGTCACTACCTAGTCCTACTAGGCTTCCTTTAAATAAGTTTAAAGTAGATTTTACGTTAAATTCCAAAATATTTTCAGCAAACATTTCATTAACGGGTTAAAT